TCTCGGACATCATCCTCCACAAGCACTCCTCGCAGGACAACGAGCACCCGACCGAGAAGCCGGTCGGCCTCCTGGAGACGCTGCTCGAGCAGTCGTCCGCCCGGGAGGACGTCGTCCTGGACCCGTTCCTCGGCTCGGGCTCGACGGCGGTCGCCGCCATCCGGAACGAGCGCGACTGCGTCGGCTTCGAGCTCGACGGGGAGACCTACCGGCAGGTCATCGAGCGCCGGGTCGCCGAGGCCGAGCGCCAGCTCGAGGCGACGGTCAACGCCGACTGACTGCCTGTGTATTGCGACTGTTGAGGCTGAACACAACTGAACATGAGCGACGTAAACTACGAAGCTGTCGAAATCCCCGACGACAAGCCGCCGTCCGAATACCACTGGACGGAGCGGCGGGCGGAGATCCTACAGCTCATCGAGAAGGCTGGCCACCCGGACTCAATCAGTCCGACTCGTTTAGCCGACCGCTACGACGTCTCGAAGAGCCAGATCTCCCAGGACAAGTCCCGCCTCCAGGAGTTCATCGTCGAGCAGATCGACGAGCCTGCCGTCGACGCGATCACCTCGACAGTCTTCCAGACGGCGGTCCAGGAACTGATGGACAACGACGAGTACCGGAAGGCGGCGAGGACCGTCGCCGACTGGAACGACTGGCTGGCCGACCGCGGCCACGTCGAGCGCGAGCCCGACCGCCTCGAGGCGAACGTCAGCCTCGAGGACCAGTTCATGTCGAACCTGAAGGACTACCACGGAGGTGACGACGACGACGATGTCGAGGAGTAACTCCGCCCCCGGCGTTCGCGGCGCCGGCGGGCCCGACGACGTCGACGCGCCGAAGCCCCCCGCCCACTACGCGCAGCGGGCCGACGCCGGCGACGAGACCTGGATCGAGGACGCCATCGAGGACTACCTCGGCATCCGGGTCGGCGAGGCGCAGCGCCGGATCTGCCGTGCCGTCGCCGCGAACAAGCAGCTGCTCGTCGTCTCCGCGAACTCCCTCGGGAAGAGCTACATCCTGGCGGCCATCACCATCGTCTGGCTCTTCTGCCGGTTCCCCGCCGCGGCGTTCGCGACGTCGGGGACCGAGCGGAAGATGAAGCGGACGTACTGCAAGCCCGTCGAGAGCCTCCACGGCGACGCCCGGATCCCGCTCCCCGGCGAGTACAAGAGCCGGCCCGAGCGCATCGAGATCGACGGCGAGCCCGAGCACTTCTTCGAGGCCTCCTCCCCCAGGGACGCCGGCGAGCTCGAGGGTGTCCACAACGCCTTCACGCTCTCGATGATCGAGGAGGCTGACAAGCCCGCCGTCGACGAGGACGTCATCGAGGCGATGCGGTCACTCGCGACCGACGATCGGGACCGCCTCATCCTCATCGCGAACCCGCCCGAGGACGAGACGAACTCGATCTACCCGCTGATGGACGACCACCCGAACTGGGAGGTCATCCGCTTCTCGACGTTCGACGCCCACAACGTCCAGGCCGAGCTCGGGAACATCGACGCGCCGAAGATCGACGGCATCGCGGGCATCAGCAAGCTCGAGGACGACTGGGTCGAGCACAACAACACGCCCTGGCCCGGCATCGAGACGGCGCTGCGGGTCTCGGCGCCGAAGCTCGACGAGGACGGCGACCTCGTCTTCGAGCGCGACGACGACCTCCAGGACAACCCCGACTTCCGGGCGAACCTCTCGAAGCGCTGGTACCGGCGCCGCGCCGGCATCATGCCGCCCGAGGGCGCGTCCGTCCATCGGCCGTACGGCGCCGGGACGGCGAAAGAGGCCTACACGGATCCGCTCACCGTCGAGCCCCGGAAGCCGCTGGGCACCGGGATCGACGTCGCCGGCCCGGGCTCGGACGAGACCGTGCTGATCACGTACTGGTCGCCCGGCGTGTTCACGGTCCGGTACACGGCCCAGAACACGGACTACCCCGAGCAGGAGCAGGAGATCATGGACGACTCCCGGCTCGGTGGCGATCGCCGCCACCCGGTCGCCGTCGACGCCGTCGGCGAGGGCTCCGGCCTGGCGGGCTACCTCGACGACCGCTGGCCCGACGTCTACCGGTTCGGCTCGGGCAAGAAGCCGCTCACCGAGGGCACCGCCGACGGCAACTCCTACGGCCAGATCAACTACGAGGACCAGCGGGCGGAGGCGCTCGCCGCGCTCGGCGACGTCCTCGAGGACGTCCAGTACGCGGACCGCGACCTTCGCGACCAGCTGGTCATCGGCGGCCGGACCATCGAGAACGACACGAAGACGCTCAACAGTCGGGGCGAGCACGGCGCCGAGGTCGTGACCGTGAACTCGAAGAGCGTCATCGAGGAGCGCCTCGGTCACTCGCCGGACATGCTCGATGCTGCGATGATGGCCGTCTGGGCTGCTGAAGGGCTACGTCCTGTGGAGGACACGGTTCAGGTCCACTTTAAGTCGGGCTCGATGCCCAGCCAGAACACCATTCGATAATCATGTCTACGACACCATCCTCGCGACCGATCCGTGGCCGCATCGAAGCCCTCACGCAACGGCTGTCCCAGACCGTCGAGACGGTCACCCGCAACTCGAGAATCTTCATCGAGAGCGGCGACGTCGACGACCTCAACCCGCCCGAGGACATCGACGAGTACCACCAGCTGTACCGCGGGATCGGGATCATCCGCGCGAACCTCAACCAGTTCACTCGCGACGTCGTCAAGCCGGGCGTTCGGATCGAGGCCGACGACGACACCACGCAGGCCTACTTCATGGGCGAAGCCCCCGAGGACGGCGAGGTACCGGACTTCGCTCCCGAAGGGGGCTTCCTCGAGAACTGCGCAGTCATCGCCGGCGAGAAGCAACAGCCGTTCTATCCGTATCTGAAGGTCGACATCCTCCAGAAGTGGACGAAGGGAACGACGCTCAACGAGTACCTCAAGGCCGAGGACAAGATCGATGAGAAAGACGCGCGGATCACCGGGTTCAAACACATCCGCCCGGAGACCGTCAGCGCACGCACTTACGCGAACCAGAACATCCTGCTGGATCCCGAGGACACGGAGACGGCCGAAGAGGACGAGGTCACCAAGCGTGACGAGGCTGCCGCCTACGTCCAGTTCGACGATCAGTCGATCGTCGGCCAGCGCAACGACGGAATGGACGAGGACGAGGTCTACCTCTCCCAGAACGACGTCCTGAAGCGGACGCTCGATCCGGACATCGGTGGCGACGACGCGACCGAGGAGGGCATCTTCGGGACGTCGGCGATCGAAGCCTGCAGCGACGACGCCGAGGAGTACCGCGATATCAAGCGCGACCGGGCCGTCGCGATCAAGAAAACGGCCTACGGCGTCTGGCTCGTGGAGTTCGACACCGAGGTCACGGAGCTCCCCGGGAGCAACGAGGCGATCGTCGAGACGTGGGACCAGGACGAGCAAGACGAGTGGGTCAACAACGTCGACGCGCTCGAGGCCGGCGGGATCATCGGCCACGACGGCTCGATCACTCCCGACCAGTGGGAACCGACGATCCCGGAGCTCGACGGCCCGCTCGAGCACTACGTCGCGGATATCCTCGCGCCGCTGCCAGCGCCGAAGTACACCACTGCGTTCGGAGAGTCGATCGCGAACCACGTCTCGGATCGACAGGAGAGCTCCTATCAGGACACGATCATCGAGGAGCGTCGCGACGCCGAGCGCGACTGGACCCAAGCGTTCCGCGCGGTCGCCGAGCGCCATCCCAAGCTGGAGCCGTCCGGCCTCGAGATGAAGATCGCGCCGAAGGAGAGCGACAACCCGATCGCGACGCTGGACGACGCCGAGATCGAGAAGATGGAACAGTTCATGACGGCGCTCAACGAGGGACTCGGAAACGTCCCGATCGACGCCGTCCTGGACCTCGAGAAGTTCCTGCAGAAGACGATGGATCTTCCCGAGGAGGTCTTCGTCGACGGCGAGATCGATGTCGACGAGTCGGCCCCGGACATCCAGGATATGGTCGACGCCACGCCCGGCGAGGCCGCCGAGGAGGCTGACGACTGATGAGTGCCGCCGCCAGCGCCGACGCCGGCGTCCCAGAGCAGACGTCGGCCCACGAGCGCTACCTCGAGCGGGCCCGGAACCGGGACGAACCGTCTCGGACGAAGTCCATCCGGCAGCGCTACGCCCAGAAGCTCCGGGGGCGGCTGGCAGACATCCGCTCGGCGCTCCGAACGGGGATCGTTGAGAACGACGCACTCGGACTGCAGACTGAGGCGCTCGTCGACGCGCCCACGACGCGGCAGTTCGAGTTCACTACTGACCCGCAGAAGGTCGACGCGGCGCAGCGCTGGCTCGAGAAGCAACTTGAGAATGAGGTCCTCACCGAGTACGGCGGCGAGAACCAGTACATCGAACGGTCCTACCTTAAGGGCCTCGAGGACGCCCAACGTGAGCTCGGGGCACTAAACGTCGGCAGCGGTGAGGCGGCGGCCGGCGCGTCGATGCGAATGCCCGTCCACCAGGAACAACTCGAGCAGCTCTACTCACGGAACCTCGAGGAACTCCGTGGGCTGACCGATGACATCGCGAGGGACGTCCGCCGAGAGCTGACCGACGGCCTCGCGAGCGGTGACGGACCGCGCGAGGTCGCCCGCGGCGTCTCGGATGTCCTCGGGAAGGTCGAGGACGGCACACCTCGAGCGGCGATGAACCGGGCGACGATGATCTCCCGGACGGAGCTGATGAACTCCCACAACTGGGGACGGCTCAAGGAGTGGGAGCGAGCCGGCGTCAAGAAAGTCGACGTCCTGCTGGCGAACGACGCCTGCCCGCAGTGCCAGGCCTACGCTGCCGGAGCTCCCTACGAGGCGTCGGAAGCCTACGGCAACCTGCCGCAGCACCCGAACTGTAGATGCACCCACACGGTCTGGACAGGAGACTGACCGACTACCGATGACCCCGCCGGGGCGAGGCCCTCCCGGCATGGACTTTTCACACCCACATCATGACCTACGAGATCTTGAGCGACGGCGCGGGCGTCGCTGCCGTCGCAGCCGAACCGACCGACAACCAGCTTCCGGTCCATGGCGTGCTCTTCGGGCCCGCCGACGTCACGACCGGCCTCACCGGTCAGCGAACGCGCTGGCCGGCGGACATCCTCGAGCAGATGGCCGAGGACGGCGTCTTCGAGGGGAAGCCGCTGACGATGGCCGACTCGCTGGATCCCGAACAACACGTCGGCGTCACGATGACCGACGATGGGCCAGCACTGACCGGCGCGGTCTCGATGGACGAGAAGGTCGGCGAGATCACGGCGACGACGTTCGACCCCGACACCGGACTCCTTTTCGAGGGGTTCGTCGCCGACTGGGAGGCCGAGGAAACGGTCGAGACTGGCCTCGCCCAGATCTCACCGGTCGTGATCCGGGAATCCGAACTCGTCGAGGGCGATGAGGGCGACCCGGACGCACTGTATGAGGTGACCGACGTCCAGAGCGCTCGAGACGTGGCGCTGGTCGCCGACGGTGCCGTCCCGTCGAACGAGATCAACGTCGGCCCGTCGACGGCGATCGGGCACCAGGCCGCGGAGGCCTTGTCGGCTCACTACGGCGTCGATGTCGAAGCACTGGCGAACGATCACCCGGGCGGCGATGACGGCCACAACGGCGGCGACGGCCAGAGCACCCCGGCCAACGACGACTCACTGAACATGGACCTAACTGACAAAGAGCAGGAGCTGGTCGCAGC